TTCGTAATCGTCATTAACTGGTTCAGATATTTTAACTTCATCTTCAGCTTCTTCATGCTCCGATAAATTAGAAAGAGGTTCATCCTCCATATAATCTTCAGAAAAATAATCGATAGAATCTTCTACACTTTTTATAGGTGTATCCCCTATCATAAAAATAGCAGGTTTTATCGTAGTTTCTTCTTCTTCCTCTTTAGCGACTTCATTAACTTCTTCTACAGTTTTTTTAACTTCTTCAACTTCTTCATCCACTGTTTCTTCTACTTCTGGTTCTTTAGGATCTTCCAATTTTTCTTCTTTCTTTGGTTCGGTCTTATCCTTACCAATATATGAGAAGACAAAGTTAGCTGCAACTACTAAAGCTATCGCTAGGGGGTCAAAGACCAGCATTAAAGCGATGATAAACCAGTTAACTACTTGATCTAAAGATTTTCCCGTTAGCTTGGCTATGTACTTTAATGGACCAACCTCATTAGCAAGATCGTTGTTTGTTGAAACGTTTAAAATTTTCATTTCAATGTCACTAATCTGCTGATTTTTTGAAGAGATTGTGTCCTGGAGGATCTTAATATCATTATCAAGATCTTTTGATTCCTTACCAAGTGAATTCATCTGTGTTCTAACGGATGATGCAGATTTATTTTGTGATATAAGATTGTCTGCGTTTGATTGCTGCCTATTTCTCATATCAGACAGGGTATTCTGTCTGGTACTCTTAAATTCTAATTGTTTTTCTGCTTGTGTTAGCTGCTTTTGGATCATATCCTTTTGCTTAACAAGCACCGCTGTGTTTTTATCAACGTTTTCTACCTTATTTGCGGTTTCTTGATAAGCGGAAGACAGGAATCCATAAATACCCCCGGAGGTTATTACAATAAGGATAAAACAAGCAATTGTTAGGTAAGCTCTTAATCCTTTATTTACGTCATCCCAAAATCTGTATAAAAATGACGCAATAACTAATTTAGCAAATTCTAGGCTCGCAGCCATTACCATCACATTTGTCGAAGCCCCAGCGAACATCTTACCTATACCGAAAATAGAATAGAAAGCAGCCGAAAAGGATATGCTAGCAGCAGCAATTGCCACAAGCCAAGGAAAAATTTTGTTTTCTTTCATTCTTTATTATATTTCTTAATCGATATATATCCGCAGAAAAAAGGTCCACTCTTAAGAATGGACCTTTTTGTATGAATTGGTTGTAAAAATTATCCTATACTGCTTCTAATCCCTGTTGTGCAGCAGCTAAATCCTTGTTAAGATCTTCTAAATCTTTGTTATCCTGTGAAACTGCAGATAATGCTTGCTCTAACTTTTTGAATAAATCAATAAAAGACTCAGCAACACTACTACCGGACGATTCAAATCTGTTTAAAAAATAATGACTTGCTTCTATAGTAAGTGCGTTTAGGAAAATTACATCGTTTGATATACCGTTTTTAGTAACTTCCTTTAGCTTCTTAGTAATTTCTAAGATACCTAATCCCTCTTTACCTTTCCATGTAATTGATTCAATAACATTAGAATAAACCTCTAAGGATTCTGCATTCATAGAAACTGCATAAACTTTATTAGAAAGTTCGGACATTTTAGTTTCTAATGCTTTTTGTAGTGCAGCTACTTTAGCTTCGTCAACAACTACCTCTTGTAAAAATTCTTCTGACATGTTTTTAATTTTATTTATATTTTAGTTTTTGTGGGGGTTAAGTTTCGTTAAATCCCGTTTATTTCTCTGAATTCCCCAAGTAAACCTAAGAATTTTCTAAGGTATATTTTGAACTCATCTTTCGTAACTATAAATCTTTGTAGTTTTGAATCCTTTTCGTTTGCGATCCATATTTCACCTCGGTCTGGGATTACTCCGTATCTTTCAGCATATGCAAACATGTAGGCAGATATTTGACACTTGTATGATAGGATATCTTCTTCGTCTTTCGGTGAGCTTGATGATTTAAAATCTATCACTACCGTTAAATCGTTTAGATCTAAATAGATAAAATCTGTTGCTCCTGCCCATCCACCTCTAAAGTCTGTCCATAGAAAAAGCTCATTATGCAATACCTTTTTAATATTGCCCCAAAATTCTTCGTGATAAAAATTCCAAAAAAGGTCTCTTCCCCTTTTGATTAGGGGTAATTTATCTGGGGAACTTACCTCCTCTCCTTTCGCTATATCCTGCGCAATGACTAAACTCTTTTCTACCGATCTAGATTCAGCATACTCTAAAAGAAAATGCTCAAGCATATTGTGCATAACAGTTCCCCTAAAAGATGCATCATCGAGTATTTTTTGCCATCTAGCTTCACCGAACTTTTCTCTTAATGGTCTAAATTTAGGCTCAGTAATGAGCTTTAAAACGGTAGTGACTGAAGGAAAAACTAGCTTAGTCCCATCTGATTTTGTTACAACGTACGCTCTGCCCCACGGATAACTTTCTCTTACAATTTCTTCTGACTCCAATTAAAAAAATGATATTATCCAATTAAACCCATTTGATATCCAATGGGTTTTTGATTCTATTATTATAGCACTTGTCCAAAAAATAGTCCTTGATATAATCCACCATTTGGTAAGATTTCTAAAGTATGGATAATAAATTAGCAAATATGATGTAGATTCTGGTATTTCTTTGTACTCGGGTATGATAATCTCATGGAGATTGAGAGAGGTTAGATACTCGTTCAATCCCTTGGATTGGTCGACAAGATATGCTGGCCAGAGCTCCCTAGGTAGATCTGGTGACATAGTAACCTCTGGAGGAAGATTCACAACAGTGTAGATCCTGCCTATCCAATCCACTCTAAGATTATTTTTTGTCCACAGAGGTGAATTTATCATCTCTCTTTTGATTATCTTTCTTAGAAAAAAATAATTTCTAATGTCTCTGATAACCCCGAAAATTTTAAAAGGATTTGAAAACATATTAGTCAATAAAATTTAATTTGATACCTGGAAACATTTCCCTGATTTTAATTCTAGCTCTTCTGATTCTTGTTGCAACTGCTCTTTTTTTCATGTCATACTTATCTGCAATATCTTGATATTTCATTTTATGAATTTCTCTATCCATAAGAATATCCTTATAAATCGCAGGAAGGTGTCTCATTTTTTCTAGAACTACTTCGTATAAATCATCAAAACCACCCTCTTGATTATTTATCTCCCACTCGGGTTCAGAGAAAATACCTTCTGGCGTAATATGAGAAAGAGGGATAAATTCATCATAATCTCTTCCATCAAGTTCGACAGATTCATAAACAAGAGGCGTAAATTTTTTAGAATTTTTCTTAATTAGCAAGGATTCATTTCTTGCTATATTGTATGCCCATGTAGAAAAATTACCCCTTGCTGGATCATACTGAGCTACCTTAACCCATATCTTTTCAAATGTTTTGGAAACAGCATCCTGTGCAACTTCTTCGTCTATTAATATAGATTTACAATGGTTGAGCAATCCAGGTTTAATCCTATCATAAAGAGATTTAAAATCTTTTTCTTGAGAGGTTTCTAAAAATTTCTCTGCTAATTCTTGGATGCTTTTTGCCATTGTTAGTTTGGTTTAAGGTTGTAAGTTAATATAAACAATTTCTATTCCTGCTTGTGAAAGCAAATCTAGTGATTCAATTTTTCTATAAAGCTCTGAAAATACTATTCTTTTTATTCCAGATTGTATGATCAATTTAGAACAATCGAAACAAGGTGAAAGAGTAACATACATCGTACTACCGTGTGACGAAACAGTATTCATTGCTAACTTAGTAATAGCATTAGCTTCTGCATGAAGAACTGATGCTAAAGTATTATTTTCTAGATCTTCGCAAATATTGGGAAATCCTGTTGGAGTTCCGTTATATCCATCAGAAATTATCGTTTTATTTTTAACAACCAAACATCCTACCTGGCTTCTTCTGCAATGTGAATTTTTAGCCCATTCCCTTGCCATTCTTAGATACACTACATCCAGACTGAACTGTTTTAGGTCTGGACAATTTTCCTCTGTGTGCTCTTTGTAGTTATTCTGGTTGATCAATTTCTTCTATTTTTAAGTTTCCTTTAAAAGAATCTATTATGGGATAAACTAAATAAGCAGGAAACTTACCAAGAAGATTAATAATTTGATTTATTTCCTCTTCAGTAAACGACTCTTTACTTCTGATCATTTCGATCGATTCCTTTGTGTTATCAAAGGGACTTTCTAAAAAATCAGAGATAATTTTTCTTAAATCTTCCGTAACTGTGTAGATTTTTTTTGTCTCGGGCATCTCTTTTTAGTATACTACACAAATATACAAGAAAAGTTTCGTAATAAAAAAACGTAATTATGAAAAGTTGTGCTTACCGTCAGTAAAGATCAAAGGACCCTGTAGTGTCTTCAACACGTCTCTCATGACTTTAAGAAGCTCAGCATTAGTCTGATCCTGCTCTTTGTCCTTATTATCCTCCATCGATTTAGTTTCTGGTGCCGGTGTGGTTTCCTTATTTTCCTCAGTTGATACTTTTTGCTCTTGTGACACCGGGGATTCAGCTGATGCGGGTTTAGGGGTATTTTCCTGTTGAATAACTGGGGTAATTGGGGGAGCCTGAATAGGCTCTGCCATTTTAATAGTTTCAGAAACCTTTGATGCTACCTCTGCTGTTTGCGTTTGGTTTAATGTCTGTGCGCCTGCTTCAATAGCAGCAGGTGATTCCGTATTAGCAGTTTCCGGTGCTAAACTCTCTGGTAATCCAGGTAAAGAAATATCCAACGATTTTTGTAAGTTACCAGCTGCATCTGGATCTTGAAACATTTTAGCTATTTCTTCTGAGCTCATACCCGAAGAATTAGCAAGCATATCTAAAAGAGGAGTACTAACTGAGGATTCTGTTGTTGATCTAGATTCCATAGGCGATTCCGCTGCTAATGGAGACACTGGTTGATTTGCAGTCTCTGGAGTTGCTATGCTAACTGTTTGGGTGGATTCAATATTTTGTACTGGTTGTATAACCTCAGATTTTAGAGGTTCTATCGGGGGTTGTGATTTTTCAACGACGTTATTCTGTATTTTCTCCGCTACAACAACCTGTGGTGCTTGTGGTATTTCCACTGGGATAATAGGAGAAGTAGGAACTGGTTCCATTTTCTCTGCCTCTTTAACTCCCGTTGGAGTTTCCTCTGTTTTAGTAGCGCTTGCTTCTACTGATGGTATTGGCTCTGTCTGTGAATTCGCTTTGGTTAAAAAATCATAAAGCATTTGTGATTTTTCTAGAATATAGTTGTCATTAGATACCCCAGATTCTGATCTTTCAACCCCAATTTCTTTAAGAAAATTTAACATGGTGGAATCTAAAAGATCGTGAAGATCTTTAGAGTTCAAATTTTTCATCACAGGATTATTGAAATCAGCTTCATCACCGTCTTCTAGATTGTATATTTCCTCTGAAATCTTGCTATAATCTGTTTTTGTTTTTGCAACCAGATCTTTAACTGCTGCAGAATCTTCAAAAACAGGAAGATTTGCAATACCCCATCCTTGTAAATATGCGGGTGGTTGCTCTTCTAACTCTTCAATGTATTTAACTGTTCCTCTAAGGATATCATCAATCTTATATCCTATGAATTTCTCTGCATCTACCCCCGCTGGAACCTTATTAAAATTTATAAAGCCCATAGGGGGGAATATATCCCTATTTGCCTCATGCATTGCTAATTCTACAACTTTAGAGGAAGCCTCGGTTAATTGAGGAACATTAGCTTTTTCTTCCTCAAGCTTTTTCTTGTAGTATTCAAACCTACCCTGTTCTGTTTCTAATGAATCTGCCAAAATTGGAACTTATTTCCTGTATATATTAAAGGGAGTTAAGAGTTGCCTAAATTAAATAAAGGAACCATGCCATCTTTCTCTTTTACTATCTTTTTGTTTTTTTCCTCTATTTCTTTATTAAGCTTTTCTAAAAGAATTTGGTATTCAAAATAGGGGAGCTTTTCTAGTTCTGAGAATGGGATATTATAATCCTTTGCAAATTTGAGTTTAATCTCAAAGTAGTTGTCCAAAGATATCTGAAATAATGTAAAGGGATCGGATTCCTCCGCGAAATCGGATAGGAGCAGTGACCTCGGCACCGCATTTACTGCAAGTTATTTCTAAAGAGTTTTTAGTTGCAAAAGTTACTTGCTCTGATATACTATCAGCTAAAACAAATTGCGTATATGTCCAATTTTTAGAATTGAACTCATACTCATCATATGCTCTTTCGTCCAAATCCCTCCAATTTGGTATTAAATATGGGGATATTTTAGCAAAAGTCTGATCGTATTTTTTCCCGCCCTTCACCTTATCCTTTATAATTTTCCGGATTTTAGTGGAAACCCCAATGGTTGGAATGAATAGCTGAATGGCTGTGTCCCCGTTTTTTGGAACTAAATTAAAATATCCATTTTCTTGGTCGTAGAATTTAACGATTTTAGGATCTAATTTAAAGGAGGATAAAATACCAGAGGTTAACTCAATGTCTGACGGAATAGGACAATCACCTTTAGCGCAATCCTTTTTGACTGGTATAAAAATTCTATTTTCACCTTTGACAAATGTTAGATCCCTTATTGCCATAAATATGTAAAATCTATCCTCTTGATAAATGTCCATATAATTTAAAACACCTTCTGGCCATTTAAGATTACAGCACTTAGCGATTATATGATTAATTTTCTCATCAATGTTTATTGGATCATTTTCGTCTATAGTAGAAAAATGCCTAATTTCTCCAACCTCTGCTGATCTGATGCTCATTTCCATTCCTCTGGGATATCCAAATCCTCCAGATGGAAGATTTTCTATAGGAAGCTTTTTCCATGGGGATTCCATCCCTTGGATGCTTTCCATTTCCTCTACATAGGATGCTTTTCCTAGGGATTTAGGGGTTTGTGTTTCTTTTGGTAGATCTGAATAATCAAGGCCACTTTCTTGTTCTTTTCTACTTAGCTGTTCTAAAGCAATTTGATCTAAATTATTATCCATGACTTTTTATATTTTATCTATCTTTGATTGTAGTATCTAGAATAAAATATAATTCAAAAATTGGATGAAGATTTAGGATTTTTATTTAAATGCCTCGTAAGCAAGATATACGATAACCAAAAACATCCTGAAATTGAGTAAAAGATTACATCTGCAACCCAATATGAACCACTCAAATCCATTATTAGTTTGAATAGGGCGTCGTACCCAAGCGGAAGAAAGAACATTGCTAACATAAGAGATGTATCCTTGTAAAGGGTTAGTCTTTTCTCTTTTTCCTTTAATTTTTTTATGGTTTTTACTATCACTCTCGTCCATTTGCTAATAGTGGTGGCTTCTTAAATGTCAAACATATAAAAAGGCTTATCGGTAGGATAAGCCTTTTATATATCTATCTTGTATATTTTTGATTAGTTAAACACGTCTTCAAAGTAATCTGCTCTGAATTCTGCTGAAATTGTGTATAATCCCCCTACGTTTTCATAGCTTAAAGGAATAGGATCAATTGCTTTAGTCGGAAAACAATTTAAGAATTTCATTCTTCTAAAAACGTCGCCTTGTTTATTAAAAATACTAACTAGAACATAAGCACCACCAGCATAATTGGATTTAATTCCCATTGCACCGGTCAAAGGATTATAAACTAAATCTGACCATTGTCTTAAAGTTTTGTGTACATAATTGGAGTTATTATCATCTAAATTGGTTTGAAAGTTGATTCTAAGTTTAACCCCCGTTTGATCTACACCAGCACCTGCATATCTTCTTCTAGCAAATTTGTAAAATTGCTCTACCGGTGCTGGAGTTTTGTCAACCTCTAGCCCAGATATTTGGGTGATATTTTCAACCAATAAGCTTCTTCCAGCATTACCTGCAGGATTAGAAACCGCAGCGGGAGGTTGAATTATAACCTCAAACTGATTTAAGTATACCGGTTCGTATAGACTTACTGCTGCTTTTGCACTAGTAAAATGTGGTAATCCTGCCATTTTTAAATTTTATTATAAGAATACGTCGTCAAAATAATCAACTGCCCATGTAACCTTTAAAGTAAATAACCTTTGATCTGTATAGTTTAGATCCATTTGAGATAAAGGAGTCATAATAAAACAATCTTTACAAGTTATTCTTCTATGAACATCTCCAGCTTTATTAAAAACACTTATTACTATAGTTCCTGTATAGTCTTTCTTAAGACCAAGAGCTCCTGTAAGCGGGTTGTAAATTAAATCCGCCCATTGTCTCATTGTTTTAAAAACATACATTGAGTTATTTTCGTCCAGATTGACTTCAAAGTTTATTCCCAGATCAAATCCGGTTTGCTGGGGTTTAGCTCCTGCATAATATCTTTTAGCGTTTTTATACTGTTGGAATGTCTCACCTGGGTTCTGATCAACACCCAATCCTTCTACACTCTTTACGTGTTCCAATAGGATGTTTCCATTATTTGGATTCCCCTGCGGAGCTACTACAGCAGCAGGTGGGGAGATTAACACCTCGAACTGGTTCGTGAAAATCGGTTCGAATTTATTAACCGCCGCCTTAGAAGATGTATAATGTGGTAATCCTGCCATTTTTTATTTTATATATTTCTCTATAGTGTTTTTAATCAAATTAACTGAATTGAATAAATCCACCAGAAGCTATACCACCTGTTCTAGCAACTGTCATTCTATTTATAAATTTGTGTATACCTCTAGCTGGTTCTACGATTATATCGATAATACCGATATTTTGGTCGATAACAGCAGGAGTGTTGTTAGAAGAGTCCATGATAGTTAAGAAATTGTAAATTCCTCCTACGTTCTTAACCCCTGATAAGTAGTTATCTACTATAGTCTTAATTTCAAGTCTGATTGAATCTTCGTTGAAATCGAATAAGTAGTTAGCTAAGATATCTTCTACGCTTTCTTCAAGTGTAATTAATAGATCTCTAACGTGCAAGTTGTTAAATGCGGAGTTAGTTCTTTGATATCCTGTTTGGTTACCGAAGATTACTAATCCAATGTTTCTTTTTCTTACTATCGGATTAATACCAAATGGCTCTAAGAAATCTCTATCTTCTTGAGAGAAATCATACTCAAGTCCAACTAAGTTAGATCCTGAAAGTACCCCTCTTTTTTGACCAGCTACGATGGAATAAGGTTCGCCGGTAACGAATTTTCTAATAAAATTGTTACTTACGTGAGCTGCTGGTGGGATATTAAAGTTTTTACCATTTTCTCTAATAGTTAAGAATGGAGCAAACACACCGCAGAATTTAGCTCCGTTATCTTCGCTAGGTAGTGTGAATCTAAATGAAGGATTCAGATCAAGATTACCGCCGTCTGCGATATATCTTGCGCTTAGCAAAGGTGCTGGATCGGTAGCAGATGGTGCAGTAGTAAATCTAGGATCAATAGAGTTTTTAAATTTCTCCATTGAAGGAGCATTAATTAATGCTAGACATTTTTGTCTATTTTTAGCAAGATTTGCAAGCTGCTGCTTAGAATCTGTTTGTATCTGTCCGTCAAATGTGTCTACAACATATCTAAATGTGATAATGTTTCTATCAGATAAGGTGTTAGCAATATTGGTTTCTGTCAATACGTTTAAGATCTCATCCAATCTATCATCATTACCGTTTGGTTTATGTGTGTTCTTTAATTGGAATCCAGGAAGATATGTAAAGTTAAGATTTGTTACGAATTTGTGAATCGGTCTAAATTTATTAACTCTTTGTCCTGAGTAGATTTTAATAGGTCTATCGGTTGTTACATATACACTGTATGCTCCTGGCCCTGTTGTATTTCTCTTAGATACTATTACTCTAGCCAATCTATTTGAACCTGTGATAGGATCAATATCTTCGGAAACTAAAAGATCTCCAACTGCTAATCCCGACGCGGTAACATTTTCTAATGTCATTTCAACCTGAACGTTCGGAGTAGGAATTGATTCAATTTCTATAAATTGATTTAAGTTTCCTGCTAAGGATATAATGTTTAGATCATATCCATTTTGGTCTATCGTATCTGCAACGCCAGTTGCATTTGTAAGATAGCTTAATCCAATTCCAACCACAGTTTCCTGTGTTGTTAAATCTGAATCTACATAAGCCTTTAATTCAAGAACTTCAAATCCATCTCTATCGATAGATTTTTCAAGTTTAATATATTGAAGTAGGGATCCATCATATGTTTTATTTATAACATCTCCGTCGCTAATTAATCCACCATCCCAATCTGTGTAGATTTTAGACTCTGAATATCCGAAATAATTAAAGTTTCCTATCGTTTGATTAGGTATAACTACCGGACTTCCTAAAGAACCTGGGCTAGTTTCAAGAGGATCTACAATATCAAAATAATCTGATTTACAGAATTGATATTTTCCGGATGATAAATTCGTCTCATCATAAGGCTCAACCAGATGTGTTGTTGATTTAAATAATGGGTGTGACCATTTAATTCTAACCTGAACGTTTCCCGGTGCAACTGTAACTTCCTTAACTTCCTCTACTTTTAGTTTAACTACGTCTCCGTCGGCAAAATATTTTCTAGCCTCTACATTTCCAGCTAAAGTTGATGTAACTTTTCCTAAAATAAACTTAGGTCCGATTGAAGTAGATGTTACTGCTAAGAATTCTCTTAATGCAGTTTTTCTGCCTCCTGCTGTAGCCCCTTGGAAATTAGTTTGTATATAAGGTAATCCAGCATCTGCATTTTGATAATTATAAGCTGCAAAATCTGCCGAATCAACCCCACTAACGCCAGGATTTGCTAAAGAATCTTCGTATGTGGTACCAACTTCAAGTAACTGAGCGTTTGGTGAAACTAGATCACTTACAGTTTGACTGTTTACTGAATATGAAAAATCAGCAATTAGTGGTGCACTGTAGCTTAAGAAATCTATATTGTCAATCTGGATAGATCCAGGATCTAATGCTCCTGTCAAGTTGTGACCAACCAAATCTATAAATGATGTATTGCTTTCAAGATCATCAAGTGCCTCTTCGTTTACTGCACAAAGAATTCCTGTTTGACCAACTTGATTATTGATAAGTGTTTTAATGTATTGTGTTATACCGTTTTGATCTGCAAAATCTGGGATTAAACATCCGGTAGTCGTAAGAACAACATTTACCTCGTTTAATGATAGAAAATCATCAATTTTTGATTTTATAAATCCTTTAGAAGTAAAGTAGGAAGAATAAATAGGATCCAAAGAAAGATCTGAATAATTAGACCAATTTCCGCTAACTGCAATAACGTCTATAAAGTAATCAGAGACGTAATCATTAGGATTCATAAATACCGGAACATTGTTTGACCCGAAGTATTCCTGTGCAGTAATATCGAATCCTTTGATAGGGATTTTAGCATCAAGAGATTTCTTGATTATAATACTAATTGGATTTTGGCTAAGGTTAACTAAGCTGAATAATTTGGACTGTTCCGTGGTATCTATAGTGGCAAGAAGCATGTTCGGATCAGGAAACCAGAATTTTTCTTTATTATAATAGGAGGAAACTAACTTATCCTGTTTTGGTAAAAGTGCATTGGATCTTGTGTAATCCGCTGTAGAGTTTGCACCGTTAGCTTCTGCTGTATCAATAGAAAACGCTCTATATCTAGCAACGTCTGATCCATTTGCTACGTCAGGAGTTCCTGTTTCAGTAACCGTATTATTTAATTTAAGTAGATTCAAAGCGAAAACAGGTCCACTGTTTAAGCACGTGAATATAGATCGATGAAAGAATGATCCTTTTTTCTCTAAAGCTCTGTCAATGTCACCAAAAACTTTGAGAGCTGTCTGAATGTCAGGTACATAAACCGGGGTGTTAAAAGGTCCTTTAGTTGAAAAACCAACTACCAATCTAACAGTTTGAGGATTTACTACAATGTTTTCAGAAGCGTCAAATTCTAAGGTGTAAACACCAGAACTTTTAAAAACGGATAGATCCAGAGTTAACTTCTTTGCCATTTTGTATTTTTTACTTGTATATATCTTTTTGAGGGAGAACTTTAGAGTTGTCTCAAAGTCCTTCTCTTTAAGTATATATCAAATAATTTGTTAAAAGAAGTCCTT